TTTTATAGGAGTTTGATAAACCTTCTTGTTTACCAGCGCATTCCTCTAAAGCTTTCTTATCTTTAGCTTTTTGTATTATTACTTCTTCCCAATTAGCGAATGCTTTATCTAAAACTGGCTGAGTACATCTAGAGGTTAAATAAGAATCAAATTGGGGTGGTTTTGGTACTGGTGCACAACACCCCGCTAATAGTGCACAACTAACTATTAGGCTTTTTAGTAACATTATCTATCTCCATCCATGTTTTTGAAAAGTCCTCTGAGGGTACACAGGGTACATTTGAAAGAGGTTTATTTTTTACCTTACCTAATATAATACCTAGCTGGCCTTCTAGTATTTGGGTAGACTCTCTAGCTTTTGTAGCTTGATCCTGAGAAAAAGAAAAAACTTTATCTAGTTTACCCTGTATAAGTTCAAATTGTTGCAGTCTTTCTAGTTCAACTTTATCGGCCTTATAACTATACCCACTAGTAAACCCTAGTATTAACGCTACTACTATTGCTAGTAGTAGCTGAGCATACCTATTTTTTAATAACTCAAAGATTGCGGCCATCTGCATATACCTTTAGTACAAAACCTTGTAATGCTGCAATAGGCCCTGTAACAGCTGCAATAATTAGGCCGACCTCGGCCCCGGTTTTTGCAGTTTCAGTAGCAAATATCATTGCCCATTCAAATGATAACCAACTAAGCCATATTGTAGCTATTAAGGTTCCTCTGCGAATAATTGATCGCTTATCTATAAAGTCCCAAAATTGTGTAAGTTTATTCATTAGGATACTGATCCTTTTATAATTGCAAAATTTAATGTTGGTGTTTCGGACGCACTAATAGTTCCAGTAATATTTCTAACACTTATCTTACATGATCCATTAGTTATGGAATCACACCATATGTTATATTTTTCTGCGGTTCCACCAGATTTATGATGTATAATAATAATATCCTCAGCGTTTATAGCTGCGTTTGTAAAAGTAAAGGATTGTGTAGTATTAGCAGCTAATGTAGTAGGACCAAATAAAGTTATTTGTCCAGCTAATAAAGAATTAGAGGTAGTAACACTACTAGTTCTATTAGTAAGCTGTACTGCTACTCCTCCATTTGAATATCCAATTTTAGTAGAAAAATTACTGGATAGTCCAAAGGTATACCATTTTTTAGCAGCATTATCAGAAAATAATATTGCAAAACCACCCGCAGGTATAACTTTTCCATTAACACTACAGTCTACTCCATCTATAGTATCTGTAGAGTTAGCAGCTTTTATTGTTACCTTATAGTTACTAGAATTCTTCACTATTATATGGTAGCCTACAGCCAGAGTAGTAAGAATATCAGTAAGATTTCCTGTAACATCTGCAGTATTGGTAAAATTATACACTATACCAGAATTAACTGCTGAAAATGTAGTATTTGTAGATACTGTAATAGAATTACTAAACGAGGCTCCCAAAGCATCTAGAGTTTGATTAGCTATTCCCGAGGTTCCAAATTGCTCCTCTAGGTATAATCTAAGATCCGTTAGGGCTGCTTTGAAGTCTGCTATAGTAGCAGTATTAGAGACTAGGGGTGTTATACTAGGTAGTTGCATATTAAATACTCTCCACTTCTAATAAAGTAGTAGCTAAAGCAAGATCAGCTTTTCTAGCCCAACTACGTGTATATGCTGCCTCTACTTGTACTGCTATAGTGGATGCAATTATAACTAAATCATTGATCGAACTAATACCCACGTCTATATTATCAGAAGTTCTCCATATACTAGGTACTACACCAGTAATACTACCTAATGTTATAGCTTGAACTAACAGTTCCTGTGATCTAGAATCTGCTTGCCAAGTATTATTGAGCACACTAACATTCTTATATAAATCTTCGTCCCTATCTTTAACTATTTGTTCGAGTTTTAGTGCTTTAGCATCCGATAACGTATACTCAAGTGTATTACCAAGGGCTATCCAATTTTGATAGTCTTTATCAATTTTGGGGTCTACTGCGCCACCAGTAAGAATATTTATAGGCCATCCATCTGTTTTCTTATACATTTTATATAGTTCCAACTGCGTAGTACTCTAAAGCCAGAGGCGCAGTGACTCCTGTAATATTTGGAAAAAATCCTAACTGTGTAGCTGTAGTACTAGTTATAGCTATATTTGTAGAAGTAGATAAGTTGTATACCCTACCGGTGGCTCCAGCTTCCATTGGAGATGTAATGTATACAGTAGGGGATACTGCCTTACGTACTCTAAATGGTATAGTAGCATATAAATTAGCCGCACTAGTGGAGGGGAGACGTAGTCTAGTAGCTACTCCTAGATTTGTACCAGTACCATTTGGAGATGTAGGTCCTGTACCATAGAAATAGGACTTTTCTATGTATCTCTCACAAGCTACTAATTCTGATTCAAATGATGGTACCATATATGGAGTACATGCACTACCCAATTCAACTTTAACATTAGTAATTGCTAAAGTTTGTCCACTACTTAATATTCTGCTATCTACAGTGCATAAGTAGTTACCAGATAACCAGGCACCACCACTACCCTGATATCCAGCTTTAACACTACCAAGATCAAATTTCAATCGTATACCTTGAGTACCTTCTGTTAAGTTAAAAGATGAGCCATTAGGTGGCGCTGGAATATTAGGTATAGTGATACTTGTCCAGGTATTGGCTTGAGAAATAGTATACTCAGCTAAATAACTATATGTAGTAGCAGAGTTTTGTATACTTATATTATATATGCCAGTATTACTAGCTTTTACCTTAAAAGATAAACTTATAGGTATACCAGATGTCGTACCCCACTTAGTTCTAGATATATTTATACCTTCTAGTATACTTGCTATCCAATGCTGAGAAGATCCAAGATTAGCACTAGCGGATATTGAGAAGTTGGAAGGGTTTTCTTCTGGGCCGCCCTCTATAGCTGCCGTAAAGGTTATCCCACTAGGGGATATAGTCCAGCAATCTGGTACTGAAGTATTACTAACATGCTTATATAACTGGTCTATTTTACAGCTTCCATTAGTAACTAAGTTATCTCCAATAGACTTACTAAAAAGTGTGCTAACATAAGCTGTATTGGCTATTTGAGTATTATTAGTAGAAGGTGCTGCAGTAGGTGCGGTAGGTACCCCTGTTAATATAGGACTATCAAGTGGTGCAGCCCCTAATATACTAAGGGCGTCTACAGTAGTACCTGTTGTACCAAATAGTCCAGTAAGATAGTTTATTAGCTGTGTAAAATTAGTTTTAAAACTAGCTTGTGTTACTGAACTATTGGTAAAGTTTGTTGAGGGAGGTAAGCTTGCCATATTGTTTAGTATCCTTTTATAACTAAATCTACTTTTGCAGTTATTATATTACCATTATAATCTTTACATTGTAATAATGGGCCATACTGCGCATTTTTATCAACTATGTTTATACTTAAAGGTACAGAAGAGTTATATACTGTACCTTGTATATGTGTTATATTTTTAAATTTTCCAATTACATCTACTACCCTATTTATACCAGTTAGAGGATACTCTTTCAAATTTACAACTATATCTGGCATATCTACTATTATACTTAAACTATTTAAAGTAAGTTGAGTAGTGGTACTACTTTCTGAAGATACTCTAAAAACAAAATATGAATTAGAGGGTGAAACAAGTATACCTTTTGTAGTATAAGGAATGAAGTTTATACTTTGCTCCCACATAGAATAAGAGTAACCACTACTTACAGTGTACCACATATTATCTGATTCATTTGTCCATAGAATATTATTACCAATAACACCATACTCTAAACTTAAATTGTCTCCTAATATATCATAGTCTAGGAATATTTTTGTAGGACTAGTAGTACTGGTATAGTCTGTAAATTCATACTCTTTAGTGGTGTAGCTTGTAGCTTTATAGGCTGGTAGGTCATAAAAGTTACTGCTAATATCCGGAAAAGTATATTGTGTATTAGAACCATTATAAAAATTATAACCATCTTTACTTATGCCTAGGTATACACTAGCAGAACCTGGTAAACAAAATAGGTCCTCCTCACTAGAATAGAATACTGTATAGTAGTCATCTATCAAATCTGTATTATTAGTGGTGGCGGAATGGAATATTATTCCATCTTTACTTACTAATAATGTATTATTATTACCGCAGATAATAATAATATCTCTATCCTCTATATACGTAATATAATTTAAAGCTTGTGATATACCAGAAAATACAGTATTCCAGGTTAGTATATCACTACTAGTTGATATATTTCCACCAAGTGTACCTACTATCCATAAGTTAGTTTTTGTAATATAACTTATAGAGTAAATGTCTCCCATATTAGCAATACCTACTACTGTTGACCAGCTAGTACCATTAGTACTATACAGTATGTTTGATTGGGTGCCTGTATAGCTACCTACAGCCACGAAAGTATTATTAGCATAATATACGGAATTTAAACCACCATTACCAGTAGATACTCTCTGAGTCCAGTTTATACCATCAACACTACTAAATATTATATTATTATTAGTAGATTGGTCTATACCTACTAAAATGAATAATCCTGATGCGAAAACTACTTTTTTAAAGTACTTATTAGTATAAGAACCAATAGCTGACTGCCATGTATTACCATTATCAGTACTATATTTTATCATACTACTACCTACAGCTACGAAAGTACTTCCATCATTACTACTAACACTTCTTAATACGTCGCCATATCCTGTTCCTGCGACTCCTTCCCAGTAAATCCCATTAGTACTTTTATAAATCTGTACCTGTCCTGCTCCTTGGGGTGTAACTGCTATATAACAAGAAGCACCTTTAGTAGTATCGTATACTGTTTGACCAAGAGTAGTACTAGGTGTAGGTTTAAAAACTAAGTCCGGCCACATAGTTGGATTAGTACTCGAAGGCATAGCTACTAAACTATTAGACTGAGGAACTAAGTTCTCTTTTGCTCCTAACCATACTGGGTGCTCATTATACGTTTGTACTACGTTGGATGGTTCATTATTATAGGTAGAACTTGTAGCTGTTATAGCATTTAAACTAAGATTACCACTAGTATCTATAGCTTTTACAAATACCGCAGTACCTTTTGTATAATTATTAAGGGTGTATGTAGTACTAGTGGAAATATCTGTAGATTCTAGAACTGCACTATCCCACGAGGCAGTTTCAGTATTATTAGATGTTTTTATTATATATCCAGCTAAGTCTATATCAGATACAGGGCCAATATTTAGTGTATTACCAACTAGTGTAATCCAGGGTACATCTTGTGGGGGTGTAGTTTTGCCTGCAATATAAATATCGTGTATATAAGAGGAGTTAGTTTCTATGCCAGAACTTCCTATAGGAGTTATCTTTATACTATAGTATGAATTATCTGATAGATTATCCATAGAAAAGGAGGCATACTGTAGTCTTTCATAAATAGTTGTCCAAGAACTACCATCCTTCTTATACTCTACTCTATAACTACTAGCATTCTTTGCGGGGGTAAATCCTACTTCTATACTATTTACTAATTGCTTATCTTTATTTATATAAAAATGAGTATTATATATTATACTAGAGGAGTCTATGGTTGAGGGGGCGGCAGTAAGGGTAGTGTAGCTCTTATTAACTAATGCAATATCATTTTCGATAAAATTGTACTTATCTGGATTATGCATCATAGCAGCTATATCGAAAATACCTTCATTAGTAGTTTCTTTTACATATATTATTCTATATAAAGATTCTGAAAGATCACTACTATACTGTATAGCGAAAACAGTACCAGGTACTATCCTTGCTAAGTCTATAGGTGTTGATAATGTCAAGGTACTTCCACTCTGGGATGCTATAGTATGAACACTTGTAGTGTATACTGCTTTAGATAGTAATGGTTGATTTTCTGGGTATTCTTCTGCAGAAATAGTAAAGACTATCGGCTGTCCTACTACCTCCGTAGCTATTATTCTATCAAGTATTACTGTAGTAGTATCTATAGTATCTATAACTCTTCCAGCTAACCCCGAGTCAATAATAGTAGCTGTATTTGGGGTTGTAGCATTCATTGTATTATTTAGTAAGTTATAGTCAGATATTTTTATAATTTGACCAGGTCTGCAGTAGGAAGCATCCATTCCAGCTGCAAATGTAACAATATTAGACTCAACACGCTCAGTATATAGTAACCATTTACCTACTCTATGAGCCTGTCCTCTAGAAGTGCAACCAAAAGCTATTACTTCCGTTGGATTGTACCCATAAATATTAATAGCTGTAATATCCTCTACGTATTCTACCTTTTGTTTAAAGAGGGCAGCTGGATCATTCCAGGTTACTAGTGCAGCTGTATGTATAGCTTTTCTTGATGCTCCACTATAAGTAAACATCCCTTCTATAACATTAGAATTAGTAAATATTAGGTCGGCTGTGCTTTGTGGTGCATCTTGGGATGCTGTAATAGTTCCATCACCTGCATATACTATACCCCTGAATACTCCTGCTAAATCTGTAAGTACTTTTATAGCATCTTCTCTAGTTTGTAGGTATGTATTTAAGGTAAACCTAGGCTCATACCCACCAAAACCATCACTAACTAACTCATCACAATATTTACCTATTGTGTATAGAGTCCACTTATCAACTAAATTCTCTGTTATAAATTCTCCCAATCCATACCTCGGATTAGTTACTAAGTCATAAAAGCACCATGCAGGATTATTAGTATACTCAATAGTGCTTTTAAATGTGCCGTCCCAGAAGGATGTATACTCTCTAGTTATAGTATTATAATTAGAGGGTACCTTTACCTTTAACATTTTTAAGTGGTAACCTCTTGAGGGCACTGAGGAAAACTGTGCAGATTGAACTACTGCACCAACCAAGGCAGAATTTGGATACCTTAGCTTAGTATCAGCAATTTTAGTAATACTATCGAAGTATAAAGAATTCTGTACTTTCTCACTAGTAGAATCATCTGATATTCTTACTACTTTTATAGCGTAATTAGTAGCTGTTGGTGCTATAGTTCGTATATTAACATAGTGGTTTACCTGATATTTTGAAGTATTTTTGCCTTCTATTGTTCTATTAACTATTTCTAGTGAATTGGCCCCATTATTTGTTAGCAAAAAAATCTTATACTGTACTGTTCCACCAACTACATCCCCATTAGAACTATATGTAACTAAACTAGGTATGCCTATAGTTACTCTTAGTCTATCTACTATTTTACTATCTATGTAGCTCGATGATACTCCAGAGGCATTAGACTTTTTAACTATTACACCGATAAGTTCCTCGGATTCAATACTATTAAATCCATCAATTTGGTCTTGAATTTCTGTACCATTTCTGAAAGAGTATTTATAGTCCTCAAAATTAGCAGATCCATCCTCATTTTTTAAAGGTACATTATTAATATAGATACTTCTATCATCACCAGTAGCCAATCCCTCTATTTCTCCCTCACACAATAAATCTAGTATTTTTATGTAAGAGTATGATTTTAGACTATCAGGGGAGTCTACAGGGGTATAGGAGCCTTTACCCCCACCACCATTATGTACTCTTATACCATTAGCTATATAGGTGTGGTATTTATCAACTATAAAATTATATACTGTATCTATACTATCATAATAGCTAGAGATGATAGGTACTAAAAATCCTCTTATATCTACTAAAGATAGACTTTCATTGATTCTTTCAATCTCTGAGAAGGTATTTTCATTATTTAGTACCCAATGATTAGGTGTTACATATAGGTTACCTCCACCCCATAGTACATACTTATTTATCCTTTTATTACTATGTGAGTTTACTGATATTACTTTAGAGGTATGAATAGTTCCATTATCATCATAACAAGTAACTTCATCACCAACCTTAATATCTATAATATCTACTAAACCAGAAGGTGTAGAAATTAGTGTACCCTGCTTAAAACAACCCCCAGAACCACTAATATACACATTACTCATTGACTTGTCTCCCAATACGGTACTTCTACCCGTCTACTACTATCTGTACCCCAATTAGGTGGAGCATCCTTATTACCTACTTTACTACTATACTTAGATGTTACACCTTTAATTTTGAATTTCGTAGGTGTGCCTTCTTTAAAAAATCTATTAACATCGGCTTTATATAAATAAGTATCTTGTACAATACTCTGAATCTCATAAACTTTAGAGTGGTACCCGCTGATATCAAATTCATCTCTTACTAATACATACGTAGTGGTAGTAACCCATGTATATTTATTAGTAGTACTATTATAATATAAAGTAGTTTTTGGGTTGAAGTAGTTACCATTAGTATCCGCACTAGTGGACCAGTTAGTATCCACTCCCCAAAACCATGGGTAGTCTGTTGTATCAGTTTGAGAAACAGTTATCCCTGCACTAATAACAGTAGACCCTACTATTAATTCACCGTAACCTATAGGTACAGGTACACCTTGATTAGTAGTGTTTACTACACCATTAAAGTATGTATTTGGAGTATTCTCTGTATTTTTTCTCTCAGTCGGTTTAGGGGGAGCAAATAGAATAGCAGATATACCTGACATTACTAGAGCTATACCTACCTGTCCCATAACAGTTATCATACCAGCGGAAAGCATAGTACCTGTAGTGGCAGCAGTAGTAGCTGTAGCTGCTGCTGCACCACCTAAACCTTGTAGTCCGAATGCGGCGAAACCTCCAGACATTGCTATTAGAATTAAACCTCCAATTATTAAGCCTACTTTTCCAGAACCTGCAATAACGGGCATTATATGTATATCGGAATTACTTAATATAGGCTCTAATAAGCTATCTTCACTCTTATAGGTGTCATCTTCTCTAATGAAGAATCCTGGAGTATAGTTCAGGAGGAAGGCCTTAAATCCTTTAAAGTTAACATCCAAAGCTTTTATTATTTCTGGTATGGATGCAGCTTCTAAGGTTACTTTATCTGTAAAATTAGTAGCTAATGTACCATGTAGGTATACATTTCTCATATTAAATCCTTATGCCTATATACAGAGTGTAAACACTTTAACCAGTAACCACTAAACCGTTCTTTAGCAGATAGTCTACCTTTTAAATGGTGCAAAAAATATGGATCTTCTAGTAATATACCTGAATGGTTTGGTACTCTAGAATTATTAGCTCTAAATAATACTACGTCATACTTAGTAGCTTTAGACATATCTATTTTTGTAAACCCGTTCTCTAGTGCATGCTCCTCAAATAAGTTGTTCGAAGATTCAAACCACTCTTCAGAGGTTACAATAGGTCTACCAACTACAATCTTTAAGTCTTGGTATAATAGATCCGAAACTACACTCCAACAGTCTAAAGTACCAAAGCTGTACTGTCTACCTATTAATGGTACTAGATAGTCTTCCGGATTAAATATTACTATAGTATCTGATTTTATAGCGTATATTATCCATGGAATAGTACCTTTATTACAAGAGTACTTATCTGCGTCTGTTGGTTGAGCACTATCACCTAAATGGCTATGACATATAAATTTAATTTCACCTTCTGATGAAGCTTTAACATAGTCTAGTGGACTTATAATAAAACTATTTGGATCTTCGGAAATATTACTACACTCTACGTATAGCAGTTCTTTATCCATATTTTCTATTACTACACCACAGCACTCAATATGTGGTGTACGCTTAGCTTGTTCTATAAAGTTAGTTAAGTAATCCCGCACCAGGAAACCCTCCATAATTTAGTATATTAGTTACCTCGCCAGGGGTATTAAATCTAGCTTTGCAATCTGATAACCTTTTACCACATATATCCTCGAATGGATCAGTAGTTGATGTACCATCAGCCTTAAACATACGATTGTTATATAAAGTTGGGTCGTAGCCACATGTACTATCCTCTTTATACTTCCAATAACATATATTTTGTATTACCATTCTTCTAGGTATTTTTATGGAACTAATGTCTAGTGAGGATGCTAGATCATACTGTACTATTACATTATTTTGCATTACTTTTCTATCTATATAGTACACCTCATCAGGGTACTTGGATAGAGGATCCGCAGTTACATTTATACCAGAGATAAAATTAACTGCATCTAAGTACTTAACTAATGTTCTAATTCTGGTAATTTTTAGACCTAACAAGTCATTATATAGACTATTTAACTGTGTTGCTATACCATCTAAATTAGATATACTTAATTTAGGTGTTGGAAGTTGCCCTCCAGACCACTCGAATCCTTCAATATCCATAGGTATAGAATAGTAAGTATTACCTCCCCAAACTATGTAGTTTACACCACTTTTAAGGGTATTAGAGTCATTAAATATTCTAAGTATACCGTCTGTATTATACCTAGGGTCAGTGAATCCACTGCCAACAGTGTTTAAGTCAGCCTCATATAAATCTATAATTTTACTAGGAAAGGACTTTCGTATTTCATCTAAAATATCCGTTTTTTGTACCATATTAAATTACATCCACATCGTATACACGTATAAAACTACAATTTATAGTTTTACTAATATGGGAAGTATATTCTACCTCCCACTCTTGGCACACTACTTTATATTGAGTTGAGGTATAGGGAGGGGTAAAATAGAAAGCTTCGGCTCCCCCCTTACTCTCAAGAAAAGTAATAATTTCATCTGCTGTTGTATTAGAGTTATTAATAAAAGCTAGTTTCCAAGAATCATCTGTACAGTTAATACCAAGTCTAATCCTTTGGCTATATCCATCACCAAACTGCCCCGTGATAACACGGGGCTTACTGGTGCGAGTTAGGGAATTGGAGGGTACCCAGGAGAAGGTATCCAAACTACTAGTAATCGGCATATAATATACCTCTTGGTTTCATCTGCTTCATAAGTTCCTCTTGTACCATTGCTTTAACCTTAGTACCTAACGATACACTTAATTGTTGTGCTGATTCCACAGATACTTTGGTATCACTATTATTATTTATTTCAATTTTAATATTAGTATCCCCAGATATCGTAGTACCACCACCACCACCATTTAAAGTTACTGGTATAGTACGATTGTCTGGTAGAGGTACATAAGCTTCATTTTTTCTACCTTCACCATATAGAGCTAGTTGTGGTGAGTTAGCAATACCTCCACTAGAATATGTTTTTAAGGGCACATCTCCAAATTGAGACATAATACCACCTTTGGCATACTGAAATGGTATAGCACCAGCAGCTACCTGATCGTAAGCAGCTGTAGGGGCGTAGCCTCCTACAGCTCCCGCTGGCCCCATTAAATAGGTAAGTGCTCCCTTCGCTAAAATACTAACTATGGAACCACCAAGCCCTCCAGCGGATCCAGACCCCGCATATCTACCTAGAATATTAGGTAGTTGGTCCGTAAGTATTTTTGAAGCATCTAATATACCATAGCTGCCATCTTTAATATTGGTGGAAGCATCTTTTATCTCTGTTCCACCCTTACTAATAAGTTTACCAGACTTATCATTGGCTAATGAGTAATCTGCTTTGAAAGGCTCTAGGGCATTTAGGCCTACTGAGCTATTAATACCAGTCTGTGGTATAATAGTCTCCAATTTGCCAAAAGTTCCAGTAAGTCTATCTACTGTTACACCTAATTCTTCTAATACAACAGTTACTGGACTAGTAGCATCGCCTAATTTATCAATAGAAGTTAGTGTATCACTAGTTATAATAGATGAAGCACTAGAACTAATTGTATCAGTAGGTGTGGTAGACTGTTGTGCAGCTGTTTTAGGCTCAATTAGTAAACCTAGTTTATCTATTGATAAACTAAGATTCTCCATATTGGAAACCCATACATCTGCTGATAGACTATCCTCCATTGGAGTACTAGATTGCATACCCTGCATTTGTCTAGTTTGTGCTTCCCCCCATTTTTCATTTAAAAATTTTTGTACACTTTTTGGAGTATCAGTATTATCTTGATTATCATTACTAAGTACAGGGGAACCTACCACTGAATCTATAGTATTTCTAGTTCTAAAAGTATCAGGTAGTTTTTCGTATAAAATACTTTGATCACCTATACCATACGTTTTAACTTTGTCTGGTTCTATTTGTAAAGTAGGTGTAGGTTTACTATTGCTATACCCTGGATAATTACCTTCTAACATTCTTCTTTGTCTTAATTCCTCTACAGCAAGAGATGTTCTTGATGAATCTTCAGTTAATACTTTAGCCTGCTGATCAACATACTCCGGGCTTTTCATATATAGACTTTGTATTAAAGAAGTAATAGTAGTATTAAGCTCATTTAATTTTTCACTATTAGTAGTTAAGTTTATGCCTAATTTATCTGCCGCTTTTTCTTGATTAGATCTACCATCATGACCAAACATTTTCATTGCTGATAACATCATTGATTTTATTTGGTTTTTAAGGATATCAGTAGCCATATTCTTAAACATATCACTGAATGTATTACGTACCATATCTCTAAATGCTACCCAAGATACTTTAGTCTCATCCATCTTTTGTAGCATAGTAGTAAAATTATCTGTTATAGTATCAGCAGCGTCTACTATACCTACAACGAATTGAGACATAGCAGATTTAGATTTACCCATAGTTTCTTCGATTCTATCTGCCATTAAAGTAAGGGCAGCATTTAATCCTTCACCACTAAATAGATCCTTCCAGCGACCTTCTTTTTCAATTATTTTAAGTGTTAACTCATCTTGTTGCTTAAGCATTTCAGTTAATTTACTAACTTTAGTGAGTTTACTATTCAGTGCATCCTGCTCTAAAGTAATAAGTTTAGCTTTAG